GACGCCAATGCTTGAGCGTCAGTACCAACGAAATATTCGTTACTCACAAGACCCGGATTTGATCGGTGATGTACAAATTGTCGCAAAAGGCGCTATGTCGCTTGTTGTTAAAGAGGCTGAAGCAGTCCGTAAGACAGAATTTTTACGACTTGTGCTTGAAAGCCCTGTTGCTCAGCAGATCGTGGGTCTACCGGGTACGGCAGAACTTATGCGCGATTTGGCAGGTAATCTCAACGCGAACGTGGACCGTTTGGTGCCTACTCGTGAAGAAGTGCAGCAACAACAGATAATGCAGCAGCAAATGATGATGATGCAGCAGGAACAGATGGCAGCTCAAGAAAGCGCCAACCTGCAAGAAGATGGCACACCGGCTGGCGGACGGCAGGATAATTATATGAGTCCTCGTCCAAATGGAAATTAATCTGTTAACGTGTTGACAAGTAGTAACTAGCGACTAACAATATGTTTAACCTTAACACTTTAGATGTTCAGGAGATTAGGGCACTCGCGAGAATGCTCGAACCCGGTAACGATAAAGTTTTAAAAATTATTGGCTCGTTATTAGACGAGACTAAAGCTGCACTGGTCAGCGCGGACGAAACGGCACGAATCCACCGTCTGCAAGGGCGAGCGCAAGCACTACAGGGCTTTTTGGACGCTGTTGAAGCAGCACGGAAAGTCGAATCGCGCTGAGAGGCGCATAACTGAAGCACACCATGACGGGAGCAGCATACTTCGGGCGCTGCAAAACAGAGTTGGTGCTTTAAGGAGAAAGAAATGGCATTGCCACGTCAGGTAGAGGCAGAACTACGCGAAATTGAAGAGTTAGAGAAACAAATTGCAGCCCAAAACGAGCCGGAGGTCGAGGCAGAAGCCGAAGAACCGATGGAAGAAGTCGTTGAGGAAACTGAAGCTGAAGTAACTAACGAAGCAAAATCCGAGGAACCACAACCTGAAGAAGCAAAGCCGGCTGAACCGCCTGTTGCGGAAGTAGCAGATGACTTTAAGCAAAAGTACAACACCTTACGAGGTAAGTACGACGCTGAAGTTCCTCGCTTGCATAGTCAAGTTAAGGAGCTGACTGAGCAGTTAGACATGTTCCGTAAGGAGATGGAAGACGCAAAGAAAGCCGAAGCTGCGAAACCAAAAGAGAAGGTTAGTTATGTAACTGACGCTGATCGAGAGGAGTTTGGTGAGGAATTAATCGACGTCCAACGTCGTGTCGCAAGAGAAGTCGCACAAGAGTACGACGAGAAACTTGAGGCGCAGTCTAAGGTAATCGAAGCGCTGCAAAAGCAGCTCGAAGATACCGGCGGACAAATTGGCAATATGAGTTTTAGTCAGCAGCTACATCAGCTGGTTCCTGATTTTGACCAGATTGACAACGACGAGCGTTGGGTGGGTTGGCTCAATGAGTACGACCCAATGGTCAACGGACCGCGCCGTGAAATGGCTCAAATCGCGTTTAACAACGGCGATGCAAAAGCAGTAGCACATTACGTGAATCTGTTTAAAGAAAGCATCAAACCGAAGGAACAACCGGTTGTAGACACCCGCCAAGCAGAACTTGAAAAGCAAGTTGCGCCGACCCGTTCTAGCAGTCCTACGACGCAGACGGCTACGAATACTACCGGCAAGGTTTACTCCAATGCGGAGATCGAACGTGCATGGGACAAGGTTCGTATCCTGAACACGCAGGGCAAGTACGGTGACGCCGAAAAACTTGAAGCTGAACTTACGTCTGCCTACATGGAAGGGCGAGTGAAATAACTCGTTAACATGTTAGCAGCCGTAGCCAAAAACTTTGTTTTACTAGCTATTTAGGAGATTAACCAATGGCTGCTGTATTTCCCGTAGTATCAAACGGTGCGTTTGATACTAATCCATCGTATTCAGGTGCATTTATTCCACAGTTGTGGTCTAAGAAACTGAATGCAAAATTCTATGCAAACACCATGATGACTGAAATCGCTAACACCGACTGGGAAGGCGAAATCAAGAATCAAGGCGATACCATCCGTATCCGTACTGCGCCTTCAATCACTATCAATGATTACGCGGGTGCTGGTACCACTCTAAACTCAGAAGTTCCTACTCCGATCTTCCAAGACATGCAGATCGATAAAGGTAAGTACTTCAGCGTGCAGGTCAACGACGTGTTGGCGCACCAGTCAGACATGGACTTGATGAACATGTTTACTGATGACGCTGCTAAGCAGTTGAAGATCGCTATCGAAAACGACGTTTTCTACAACTGGTTCGTCACCAACGGCGCAAATGCAAACAACAAAGGTGCTACCGCAGGTGCGTTGTCTGCTTCTTACGACTTAGGTACTGACGCGGCTCCTGTAGACGTAACATCTACTCCTAAGGACTTGCTGAACACCATCTTGCGTATGTCAGCAGCGTTGGACGAGCAGAACGTTCCTGAAGAGGGCCGTTGGTTGATCTTGTCACCATACGAGCGTCAAATCTTGATGCAAACTGACATTGCACAGGCTTACTTCACTGGTGATGCTTCAAGCATCGTCCGTACCGGTAAGATCGGCATGTTGGATCGTTTCACTGTTTACGTATCTAACTTGTTGCCTAAAGGTGAGTCAGGTAAAGACTTGGTTGCAGGTCTTGCGGCTACTTCTACTGGCGCTACCGCTACTGGCGCTGATGATCGTCGCATGATGGTTGCTGGCACCAAGCACGGCTGTGCATTCGCATCGCAAATCTCTAAGACTGAGCCTCTACGTAACCAGAACGATTTCGGTGACATCGTTCGCGGTTTGGCTGTTTACGGTCGTAAGGTTGTAAAACCTGAAGCGTTGATTACTGCATTAGTTAAGTAATCAAAAGTGGAGGGGGGCAACCCCCTCCTTCTTCTCTAAGGAGATTGATATGGATGCTTTTGAATTAGCAACCAAACTAGGCGGCGAAGTCGTTAACGGCGAAGCACGCGTACGAATTGATGGCAAGTGGGTAACGCTCGCAAATCGCGGTGAACTGACTGCCGAAGGTAAGGCACAAGCTGAAAAGCTAGCAGCGCCGAAGCCTGTAAAAAAGAAAACCGCAGTTAAGAAAGAAGACTGAGGTTTAGATGTCTACGGTTAAGGTCATCGACATTATCCAGCGTGTCGAGTCCATCCTTCAGGACTCTGGCGTACGCTGGCCTCGTATTGAGTTGCAAACGTGGATTAACGAAGCGTATTTGAATATCGTTTTGTTACGTCCAGACGCGAACGCTAAAACCGGCACCTTTACTTGTGCAGCCGGTACGCGTCAAACGTTAGACTCAGTATTTACATCGGCTATTAGCCTGTTAGACATTACGCGAAACGTAGCGGCGACTTCGGCAAAAAAGGTCGTTCGACTTGTTTCACGTTCAACATTGGATGACCAACTGTCCGAGTGGCACGCTGAAACGCCTACGGTCGACATCCAACACTACACATTCGATCCACGGCACCCGAAACAGTTTTATGTGTATCCACCAGCTACAGCCGCAGCTGAGCTTGAGGTTATTTACACTGATACGCCGGGATCACACGCGCTAACCGCGACTCAGTTAGACCCAGCTAACGGCGACCCTACTGTTATTTTGCTTGATGACATTTACATGTCGCCGATTATTGACTGGGTTCTTTACCGCGCATACGCGAAAGACGCTGAATCTGCGGCTAATGAAGCTCGTGCGGCGGCGGCTTTTCAAGCGTTCAGCGGCGCGATTGGCAGCAAAACGCAGGTTGACGCTGCGGTTACACCACAGGGGTAAGTAAATGGCGACAAAGTGGGAAGACGTACATTACTTAATACTCCCAGACCTACCGGGATGCCCAATTACGACGGTAGACGCGGCTTTAGCGGCTTCTGCGTCTGAATTTTGCGCAGACACGCACATCTGGCGTGAGAACTTAAACTTTCAGTTCACAATAAGAAATCTTGCTACCTACGCGATAAGCGGCACGGCGGTTATTGAGACTGTATTGTGGGTCATTGTGGATGGGCAGGTGCTTACTCATCTGGATGCTCGCCATGTTGATAAAACACGTCTGACCGATACGGGTAGACCTGAAGCGTTTTGGGTGGTCGACGATACAGAAATCCGCTTGTTCCCGATTCCAGATTCTAAAGAGCGCATGGAAATCACTGTTGCGCTTAAGCCTTCGCGCAGCGCTACGGATATTCCAGATTGGATGTACGAGAGCTATATCGATCCTATTGTCAGCGGCGCTATTGCACGTTTAACACGGGTCATAGGTAAAGAGTGGAGTAATCCAGACTTAGCTATGTTCCACCAGAGATTGTTTGAGCAAGGTAAGACTGAAGCTCGCGTACGCGACTTTAGAAACACCAAGCTCAGAGTTAAACCACCTAAGTTTGGGGGCTAACTATGGCTGATAGAATTACACTCGTTAAAGGCGATACTGGACCACCGATGGTCATTACGCTCACTAACGAGGAAACCGAGGCTCCGATTAATCTCGGTGGGGCTAGTGTTAACCTCGAATTTAGCGAGCTTGGTAGCGATACAATACGCTCGACCATTACTGGTGTTATCACCGACCCTAACGCTGGTGAGGTCACTTTCTACCTTACCGACGACCCAGACGCTCTCTCGGGAGAACCGGGTCCGTATGCAGGGGAGATTAGAATTAATTTCCCTGACGGCTCACGACAGACGGTTTACGACGTCTTGAATTTCTGGGTACGCGGATGATACGTGCCAGTGTCAGTTTTAGAAGCATAACTGCGACTCTTGCTGACGATGCGCGAGTACCGGTTGCAGCGGTCGACTACGTACTCATAACTGTTAGTAACGTTGAGTTTAAGTACGGCAGTCCTGTCGAGCGCCAGTACGAGTTCTCGTACGTTATCGACACTCACAAGTTTGACATCACTAAGTTACTCGCCGATAGCGCCGTACCTGCTGACAACGACGTATTCTCAATGCTCAAGCCGCAAACCGACGGTTTTGAGTTATCTGATACTGACTACATCGATTTTGACAAGTCTAACGCTGATGCGGCGGTTCTGTCCGAAGAGCATTCTTGGGACGCGCAGAAACCGCTAACGGACTATTTTGGTCTTGTGGATGAGGTTCAATTAGCTTGGCATTACCGTCGCTCATTCGGCGATTCTGTCGCCGTCTCGGAGTACACTAATCGCGAGTACCTTTCAGGCGAAGACTTAGCGAGTATTCTAGTACGCTCCGACTTTGACAACGCCGGTGTAACGGAAACCATTCTTATTGCTAAGACGTCTCATCGTAGTTTTGATGAGCTGGTAAATGCTGGGGATGTGTTCTTCTCAACCTACACGCCCTCTGGGTATACAGATTCGTCCGGTATCGGCGACGCAGCAGTGCCAGCGTTCCACAAACGACTATTTGATTCAGTTGCGTTTTCCGATGCAGCTGTAACGTCTCGCTCAAAACCAATTTCAAGCGATATTAAGGCGACCGACGACCTCGATGGTATTTTCTCGCCTCTTGATGACCAAGAGATTCAGTTCTTTAAAAATCGAACTGAGTCCGCCGGTGCAAGCGAACAGCTCATTCGGGTTGCGAACTACGTTCGTAGTGTTGATGAATCTGTAAACTTGAGCCAAAATGTTAACAAGTTAACAAGTAAACCACGCAGCGACTCCGCAGGTTGTTCCGATAGCGGCACGCTGTTTTATCAGGACTACAGTCCCGGATATTTTGCAGAAGACTATGTCGGAACTACACGTAACTTTTAGGGGTTAGAAATGATCTACGATTCAATGAAGGCCACAGGCCGATTAAGCATTGTTGTTAAAGATAAGAACGGCGCTGTAAAAGAGACTCGCGAGGTAGAGAACTTAGTTGTTACTTCAGGTCTTGAATATATCGCTTCGCGCATGGCGAACACCGATAACGGCGTTATGTCACACATGGCACTCGGCTCAGGCACTACAGCTGCCGCCGCAGGTGATACCGCACTTGGTTCTGAACTAGGTCGCGTAGCGTTTACTTCGGCAACCGTGAGCGGTGCTCAGCTAGTTTATGTCGCTGCTTTCGATCCGGGTACGGCGACAGGCGCGGTTACAGAAGCAGGTATTTTCAACGCTGCGACAGCTGGCACCATGCTCTGCCGTACAGTGTTCGATGTTGTGAATAAAGCGGCGGACGACAGTTTGACGATCACTTGGACCGTCACTATTCAGGCGCAGTCTTAATTTGGTAGGGGCGTAGCTCATGGCGAACGTAATAACACGGGCGGGTAACAACGCGCCCCTAACCAATGACCAGCTTGACGGCAACTTTACCGCGCTTAATAGCGCTAAGTTAGAAACGTCAGCGGTTGGCACAACTGTGCTTGCCTATGACGCTAACCTACAAACATTTGTATCGGCGTTTACGCTTCCAACAACTGATGGTTCAGCGGGACAAATTGTCGCAACCGACGGCTCGGGTGTTTTAAGTTTCGTTGATAACACCTCACTGCCATCCCAAACTGGCAATGCCGGTAAATATCTAGCAACCGACGGCTCTTCTGCTTATTGGGCGGACGTAACCGGCGGTTCAGGCGGCGGTGGGTTAGCTAATGTAGCGATTGACTCACAAGAGTATTCGGCTACGGCGGGACAAACTGCCTTTGGTGTTAACTACACTGATGGTTATGTACTCGTCTACGTTAACGGCGTAAAGCTCGATCCGTCCGAGTACACCGCAACAAGTAACACGAATATTACGTTGTCAGAGGGCTTAGCCCTAGGTGATACGGTTAACTTAACGGGTTTCTCGTTAACGGCTTTATCAGATGTAGCTACCTCAGGTGCGTATGGTGATTTAACCGGTGCGCCGACAGCTTTATCTGCGTTTACTAATGACTCTGGTTATATAACTAGCTATACGGTCAGTGAGTCCGATGTCACCGCGCATCAAGCGGCATTGAGCCTTACTAAATCTCAGATTAGCGACTTTGGCACATACCTAACCTCTGAAACCACTACGTCACTTGCCTTGTCAGGTAATACCTTAACGTACACAGATGAAACGGGTACAGCGACCACTATCGATTTAAGTGCTTATCTCGATGAAGATTCACGCGCTATCGCTAGCGGTACCTTAAATTCAACTACAGGCGTCGTTACTTTCACCCGCGATGATGCAACGACGTTTACGCTCGACCTGTCTGCCTTGCTTGATGATACTAACCTAGTCACAAGCGTTGCCGGTAAATCAGGTGTTGTCACTTTAGACGCCGACGACATATCAGATAGTGCGACTAAAGGCGTTCCTACTTTAACGAAGCAAACCAACTGGGATTCAGCTTACGGTTGGGGTGATCACGGCGCTGCTGGCTACTTAACTAGCTACACTGAAACCGACCCTGTGTACACCGCATCGAGTTGGTACACCACGACTAACAACGCAACCAACTGGGATTCAGCTTACGGTTGGGGCGACCACAGCTCCGCTGGCTACTTAACTAGTTACACCGTTACTGAAAGCGACGTCACCGCACATCAAGCAGCCCTCAGTATTACCGAGTCTCAGATTAGTGACCTCGGTACATACCTAACTAGCTACACTGAAACTGACCCTGTCTTCACGGCATGGGATAAGTCGACTGGTATATCTATTACTGAGTCACAGATTAGTGATTTACAGTCATACTTAACCGCAGTAGCCCTTAACGACGTATCCGATGTTGATACTGCAACTTCAGCGCCTAGCGACGGTCAGGCGTTGTTGTGGGATGCAACAAACACAAAATGGGTTCCGGGCACAGTCTCTTCAGGAGGCGGCGCGAGTACGCTGATTCAACTCAGCGATGTTTACACATCGATGTCACCAACCGACGGTCAGGTTTTAACCTATGACTCGACTAACGGTTGGCAAGCTGAAGACGCGCCCACTGGCGGCGGTGGCGGCGGTGGTTTAACCTTCATTGCCAAGACTGCAAACTATACCGCATCGAGCGGTCAAGGCATTTTAGCGGATACATCTGGCGGTGCATTCACAGTAACGCTACCAGCTTCACCTTCTACGGGCGATCAAGTTGTGGTCGCAGACTCAGGTAATTCGTTCGCTACAAACAGACTTACTGTTGCTAGAAACTCATCGACTATCGCCGATTCCGCTGAAGATTTGGTGCTGGATATAAACGATGTTCTAGTGGACTTTATTTATGACGGTTCTACTTGGCAGTTTTACACCCAGCCAAGAGCTGTTAGTTCAGGCGGTTCAGCTACCGTTGAGCCAATCGTTTACAACTTAGACACAGTTTCATCGGCGTTGACCATCGATAGCGGCGAAAACGGATTCTCTGTTGGCAATATGACAATCAGTACTGGTGGCTCAGTAACCATTGCTGACGGTCAAAAATGGCTAATCGCTGATGGCAATATTACTTCAGACGTTGGTGTACCTGCTTCGACAGGCAAAGCCATCGCAATGTCAATAGTTTTCGGGGGCTAACATGGCTGCACCAAATATCGTTAATGTATCAACTATTACAGGCAAGACGGCGGTTCAAGCGGTTGGTACTTCTGCTACAGCAATCGTGACCAATTCTGCGTCTAGCGGAAAAGTCTTTAAAGTTAATGCGCTGTATGTGTCTAACGTAGACGGCACTAGCAACGCTGAAGTCAATGTTGATCTGTATCGTTCATCGACTGCTTATCACATCGCTAAAACAATAGTTGTACCTGCTGACGCAACGCTAGACGTAATTAGCAAGGCAATCTACCTTGAAGAAGGTGATGCACTACGACTGACTGCTAACGCTGCCTCTGATCTTGAAGCTGTTTGCTCTTATGAGGAAATTAGCTAATGGCACGGATTGGGAAAAAACCATCTATTGCTTTAGATCGCGCATCTGGCATACATACGCTTAAAACCATTCAGCAGGAGCACGGCAATAGTAATTTTCCATCTTTTTTTGAAGATTCTTATTTAGTCCTTGCCGGTGGCGGTGGCGGTGCTAGTAACAGAGGCGGCGGCGGCGGCGCGGGTGGCTTCTTATTCGCACCTTTCACTCCGACTACGGGCACTACCTATACCGTAACGGTTGGCGCAGGTGGGGCAGGTGCAACATCTAACGCTACTAGCGGCTTCAATGGATCAGATAGTAGTGCATTTGGCGTTACTTGTATTGGCGGTGGCGGCGGCGGTAGTTATTACACCACCCCTACGGTAGGACAAGGTTCTGACGGCGGCTCTGGCGGCGGTAACGGGCTAGCTTCAGCAGGAGCACCCACCGGCTCAGGAACTTCAGGACAAGGTCACGATGGCGGTCTTTATAATGGTGAGGTTGTTAATTCCGAAAACGGCGGTGGCGGTGGCGGCGCAGGCGGTGCAGGTCAGGATGCGACTACAGCAAAAGCGGGTGATGGCGGAGCCGGAGTATTGAGCGCTCTAAGCGGCACAGCATCCTATTACGCTGGCGGTGGCGGTGGCGGCACAGGTCTTGGTAATACTCCGGGTTTGGGTGGCTCCGATATTGGTGGAATAGGGTCAATTCAGAATGGCGGGTATGGTACGGCCTATACAGGCAGCGGCGGTGGCGGTGGCGGCTATTATACGCCTCGGAACGGCGGCGCAGGTGGTAGCGGCTTGGTGATTCTTAGAACATTTGCGACTGCTTCTGCAACTACTGGATCAGTAACAGCATCAGTACTTTCTGGACAAAACATCTATGTATTCACTGCATCTGGGAGCATTACATTCTAATGGCACATTTTGCAGAATTAGGCTTAGACAACATCGTCAAGCGTGTCGTTGTCATTCACAACAATGAGCTGCTTGATGGTGACGGCGTAGAGCAAGAGTCACTTGGCGTGGCTTTTTGTGAGCAGTTATTCGGCGGCACTTGGGTTCAAACCAGTTACAACGGCAATATCCGCAAGAACTACGCAGGTGTTGGATACACTTACAACTCATCACTTGATGCGTTTATCCCTCCACAGCCTTACGCCTCATGGACGTTGGACGAAACAACTTGTCAGTGGCAAGCGCCGGTCGCTATGCCTGTAGACGATAACTTTTATGCTTGGAACGAAACTGACCAAACATGGGATTTGGTAGGAGAATAAAATGGCTTCATTAGTTTTAACGACAACTAACGGATCGGTTACTCTTACCGCCGAAGATGGTTCAGGCAATGCAGACGTAACAATTCCAAGAGTAGGTGTTGTGGCGACTTCGCACACAGGCGATGTAGACATCGCTGGCGAGATTAAAGCCGGCAGCTATAACGAATCTTACGCAGCGGTTACTTCTAGCTCTAACGCAACCACAGTGGATTGCGAAGCAGGTAACACCTTTATGCACACACTGACTGAGAACACTACGTTTACCTTCGGCAACCCACCGGCTTCTGGTACGGCTTACACCATGACCGTTGAGATTATCCAAGACGCTTCGGCTTCTGGTTACACCGTGACATGGCCTACCTCTGTTGATTGGCCTGCGGCGACAGCACCTACCTTAACGGCGACTGCTTCTGCGGTTGATTTATTCGTGTTCACTACCCGAGATGGTGGCACGACATGGTACGGATTCACAGCAGGTCAAGGTATTGCGTAATGTCTAGCAAGAAACATATGCTGCAAGCTGCCGCAGGTGCAGCGGGCGGCGACAGACCTAATGCCGTTATTAATGGTGAGGGGCTAGTTTATGATGTTACTGACCCTGAGAATATTGTTGCATTAAATTCAGTTACATTCGGCACCGCCACTTCTAATGATATTTTGGCTTACCACGATAATTATTTGTATGCTTCTGAATCTGGAACAAGCTATCTTGCTGTTTATGATGCAACTGACCCTGATAACATAACCAACATCAATGCCACTGTGCCGCAACTAACTAACTCAAGCGGATACGGAAAAGCCATTGATCCTAATGAGAACGTTTTATACGCTGGTCGCTCTGGAAACTACGGTAGTGTTGTAGCGTTTGACATATCAGACCCTACAAATATAACAACCCTTGACGAACTAACACTTTCAGGTCTTTCCGGCGCGTCAGCTTATGGTGTAGGCCTAGATGCGGCTAATAACAGAGTTGCTGTTATTAACAATTACGGTCAGTTTTCCATTATTAATTGCAGTGATCCTAGCAATTTAAGTCAGGTTAGTGGAGCGACATTAAGCGGCGATGCAAGATCAATACAGTGCCTTTCATCTGCACAAAGGGTGTACTTGGGAAGCTCTTATGATTATTTCTATAGCATCGATTATTCA